AAAGTTGTCAAGGGGATTGTCAAGGAACCTTCGTCGCGATTGTCAAGGAACCTGAGTCCCCCTCCATCAAGCTACTTCGGCTCCTTCAGGGCGTCCGCCTGAGCCCTGGCTGCTGCGCTCTCCCGCTTCTTTCGCCTTGCTGCCTTCGCCGCCGCGACGAGGGGAGAGTCGGAGGGGTCGGGGGCGTCGGGGTCGGCGGGGGCGACGGAAGGACCCTTCCTCCGCCTCTCCGCCTCGGCCTTCGCAGCCGCTCCGAGATCGGCCCCCTCTCGAAGCTTCTCCTTAGCCATGGCCTCCTGATACTCCGCCTCCGATTTCTTCCTCTCCCTCTCGTACTGCTCCTCCCTGATCTTCACTCTGGGGTCCGGCATGGTCTTCTCCTTAGGCGGGCGGTTGTCCTGGGGCGGGCTGCCCGCCCTCCGCAGTGGCAGCGCCGCCTGGAGCTGCCACCGTCGGGGTCATCATTGCTTGAACCTGCCGCATCTGTTCGTAGAGTCGGTGCTCTTCAGAGTGGGCCCTCCAACGAAGGACGGCGTTGAGGGCCTCCTCATCGCCAGCGGGGGCGTAGAGCGGCGGGCCGATCGGGAGGCCGGTCATCGGGTCCATCTGGGGCTGAGCAGCCATCGCCAGTTTCTGCTTCCAGAAGCCGAAGATGCGCTCCTGAAGGCAGACAGGAGCGGGGATCATCATCAGCTGGTTCAGGTCCATGTCCCAGGTGGCGCCGAGGATCTTCAGAGCCTCGTCCCACCCCGCCCGCTCTTCGAGCTCGCGGAAGGCGTCGCTGTGCGCGTCGATGCCGTGCTGACGGAAGTGGACGAGGTGGTCGTCGAGGGTCGGATCGACTACCGGAATCGCCCCCTTCTCGGTGAACTCGACATATTCTCGCTGAGCGCCGTCCCTCTGGATGTCCTGGACCTCAAAGAGAGATTCGGGGGCCTCAAGAACTCGCGCGACCTCCCGGGCGAGGGCGGGGTCCTGGGCCGGCTGGATCACTCCCCTCTCGATCAGGCTCATTACGAGCTCTTGATTCCGCGCCCGGTCGTCGAAGTCCGCCTCGGATTCGACCGTTACATGGGTCTCGCCGGCCAGGTCATGCCCCTCGACGGTCGTCCAGCGCTCCTCTCCAAGCTCGTTCTCGTAGGAGACTTCTCGAGGCTCAAGGTAGAAGGCCTGCATGAGCTGGAGGCCGTGGAGCCACATCCGACGGAGCGCCTCCTTGATCCGAGCGATCCTTGGCTCGCGCTTCTCTCCCGCGTAGGACTTGAGGTATTGAATCGCCAAGGCGGCCTGAACGTTCGGTGGCACCTGCCCCTTCTCTACTTCGACGTTCCCGGCGTACTTCTCCAGGCTCGTAATCGTGTCCCTGAGCTCCTCCCATGCGCCGGGGGCGATCGTCGTATTGTTCATGATCTGGGGAAGGACGCTCGGCGCTTCGGGGTCGACGTCGATGAAGGCAATGCGTCCAGGGACCCCGTCCCTGGTCGACATCTCTAGGTTATGGCTCTTCAGGGCGACGTAGAGGGGGAGGGCCATCCGCTGCCGGACGCTCTGGGCCTGCGATCGGATCTCGTTCACGTTGTCTTGGGGGTCGAAGAGAAGCTCCCAGAGGGACATGCCCTGGACGTATCTCCCACCATCCTTGATCTCCCAGGGGATGTAGTCGAGGCGGACGCGGGGGACCTTCTTCCCCGGCTCGGTAAGGGAATCGAGCATGTAGGGGCCGTCGAGGAGGACCTCGCCCCCAGCAATAACAATCGACCTCCCTTGGTTCAAGCGGTAGAGGCTATTTCCTTCAGGTCCCTTCGTCAGCTCCATCCAGGGCTCCCGGTGCCACTCCATGACCCTGACGCTGTCACGAAGGATCCTGGCGTCGAGGATCGAGCCGTAGACGTCGGGGGCGCCGAGGATCGGATGATACTTCGCGATGATGTCGGGGCGGTCGGGCTTGACCTTCGCGGCCTTCTCGGGGTAATGCAGGGCGACCCAATCAAGCGTCTCGACGTGAACCTCCCGCCATTCCTTGATCTCCCCCGGCGCCTGCATGAAGCCGAGGTTCCGGACGTGGACGTCGTAGGGAGAGGCGACCTTCAGCTGCCAATCGCCGAGGGGCTGGGCGGTCCCGAGAGGCCGTCCGAGGGCGTCCTTCCCCGTCGCCGCCTCGGAGAGGGTCGGCTGGAAGGGGACAAGGGTAGGGTGGTCGGGGCAGAGGGGGCACTGGAGAGCGACGAAACTCCCTGTCTCGTCATCGCCGGGGGCGAGTTCGGAGCCGATCCAGGAGGCCTTCCCCGCCATCTCCATCGGGATGTTTGCGGAGGAGAGGACGAAGGGACAGGGCTCCCGCCCATCCGGGACGGAGACGGTCCCTTCTGGGGTTCCGCTGCCCCCCGCCGGATCATTGAACTCCTCCCCAACGTTAGGGGCCTCGACGGGGGCTGGACGGGTCGACATCCCCCCGCCGCTGTTCGGGCATCCTACCGCCTCCGGGACCGGCACGGGGGTCGTCTTATCCCAGGTCTGCTCCCACTCACTCTTGAGCCAAGCGCCGCCGTAGACGGGGATGTGGTAGTAGAGGGTGTAGGCCTGCTTGTCCCAGCCCATCTCCCGGAGTCTGTGACGGAGGGCATCGGTCGCCCGTTTCGCCGCCTGCTTTACGGTGTAGGTTGGGATCTCTGCCTTGGGCCGGACGACCGGCCGGTAGTTCGGCCGCCCAATCCGCGCGCTCTCGTTGATCCGCGCTCCGTGGCCTTCATTAAAGACGGGAGTCGGGATGAAGTTCGGGTCGGCCGGCTCGTAGTAGATCGAGGCCCACTGGGAGAGGTAGCCCGGGCCATCGAAGGCCGCGGGGCCCTTCTGAAGCCACTGGAGGCCCTGGTCGTAGAGTTCCGCCCTCCGCCAGGTCGATCGCCACCGAGCGTAGAGGGGGTGGTCGTAGTAGAGGCCGTCCTCGATCGCCTTTTTTGCCGTGGCGTAGTCGAGGCTGCCGATCGGAGGGAGGGGCTTGACCGGATCCATTAGCTCTCCTTCGCCTCACTCGCCCTTCGGGCGAAGGCCTCCTCGATCGCCTTGAAGGGGGTTGGTGGGGTGTAGGTGGCCTTCCTCGGATCGAGGACCGCTGGGACAGCCTCCTCGCTTGCGGCGGGAGGGCGGGGGTGAAGCTCGCGGTAAGCGGCTCGCGAAGCGAGCGCGATCACTTGCTTCGTCAGCTCGGCGACTCTGAGCTCCAGGCGTTCCTTGTCCTCCCGAAGGAGGGCGATGATCTCGTCGCGGGGATCCCTCTTCGTTCCAAACATCAGTCCTTCACCTTCCTCACTTTCATACGCCTCCTGCCGAACTTCAGGGCCTCCTCGTGGGAGGGCATGTAAACGTCGATCCGCTTCCCCTTGATGGCTCCTCCAACGTCCTCGACCGTCCGCGGTCCCAGGCCCTCGATCTCCACCTTTGTACCGAGAGGTAGCACCTTCGGATCCGCTGCGATCGTGACGCCGACCTTCGGTGGCTTCCCGCTCTTCGTCAGGCCGTGGCCGCCGACTTCCGGACTGTGGATCCCCGTGCAGGCGTAGTCGCTGCAATATGCGGTGATCTCAAACTCCTCGCCCTCGACATTCGAGGAGGGGAGGTCGAGACCTTCCGCAAGGGCCTTGATCTGCGCCTTCACCTTCACCTGCTCGAGGCGGGGCTTCGCGGCGACGAGGGCGGCCAAGTCCTTGGATGTCGTCGGCTCGGGCATTACTTGAGAGCGTCCCTCTGAGCCTTCGATCTCGTACGCTTCCTTGCGAAGTCCCGAAGTTGCTCCTCACTCATCCCCGTTTTGGTTTTCTTTCCGGCTCGGAGGCGTCCCAGCTCGGCGCCCATGAATTTTCTTTGCCGCTCAGACGTTGCGGGCATGCTCACTCACTCTCTTTCGCGCGAGGGCGTAGGGGTTCGCGAAGCGCTCGGCGGGGCTCTTCTCTCCCCTCGCCTTCTTGATCTGTCCCCAGAAGCGGTCTAGGAAGATCTCCTCAGTACTCTCCGGCTCCGCCGGCTTCTCCTCTTTCGCCCACCTTAGGCGGTGGGCCGTCACAATCGCCCCGGCCGCTACGTTGATCAGGTCGTCGTGGGCTCCTTTGGGGTGGTCGATGCTCTCCCTTCCAGAAGCCTGAACCCTACGGTCGAGCGAGAGGATCTGAACCCTGAGCTTCTGAAGGTCGGGGAAGAGGCAGAGCTTCCCGTTGATGAGTGGGAGGAGGCCGAGATAGAGGTCGCTCCGATGCTCGTCGGTGATGTGGTAGTTGATGCCTTGCCGCCGGAATAGACCTTGAAAGGTCTTTCCCCCGTAGCGGTCGCCGGTGACCCTTCGGCAGCCGTAGGCTTTGATGAGGGCGGCGGCTTCGTCGACGACGACGGCGGGGTCGAAGGGGACCTCCTTCTCCCAAACAACGTCGAGAACCGTTCCCAGGCGCTCGTCGTAATGAGCAATGCCAACTGTGAAAGCGTCCGACGAACCTCCAGATGGGTCCACAAAGGCAACATAGGAGAATCCCTCCTCAGGATCCCTTTTCACGTAGTCCCCGGTGATCAACTTCAGTTGCTCTTCCGTGATGAAGGCGGTGACGTCGGTTCGGAACTCCGCGCCGTATTCGGCGGAGGCGCTGTAGGGGTCCGAGGCGAAGGCTTCCTTCACGATCGCCCGAAGCTCGGGTGTGTCGTGCATCATCAGGGTCGGGGCCTTCCAGATGAGGACGTCCCCGTCCTTCCCCCAGTGCTGAGAGAACTTCTCCCAGAGGATCCCCCTCCGAGCGTAGGGGCTGCTGATCCCGATGATCATAGCGCCGGGGACGGTCGCCTGGGCGGGGAGGACGCTCCGAATGATCTCCCTGTCCGGATTGGCGTAATCGTCGCTGTGCCAGAAGGCGATCTCGTCGGCGATAAAGAGGGGGATCGTCCGGCCCCTGACGCTCGTGATCGTCGCCGCGCGGATCTGGAAGTCGACCCGATTCTTCAGGCGGATGATCTCGGCCGTTGCGTCTCCCTCAAGGAGGTGGGAGAGCTCGTCGGATGAGGTCAGGGCGGCTAGGACGTAGTCACGGATTTGCCTCGCGTCCTCCTTCGTCTTCGCGAGGATCGGGATCGTCGCCCTTTCCCCGGGGGCTAGGTAGGCCCTATGATCCTTGTAAGCGGCGGTGAAGGTGCCGAGGACGGCGGCGATAGCGCTCTTCCTCGCTCGGCGCCCGGAGGGAACCCAGATCTCCCTCGCCGGTCTCTCCGGAGCCTTCTCCCTCCCCGTCGCCCTCTGGTAGATCTCTAGGCCCTCCCCCTTGAGTGGGAGGGCGTAGACGGCAGAGAGGAAGGCCCGCCAGGCGCTCCAGTCAGCGGCCCCCTGCACCCAGGGGAGGGCGTCGAAGAACCTCAGGATGTCGAACCTGCCGGTGGCAACAATCGCCTGATGGCGCTCCTCAGGAGTGGATCTGGAGAGGAGATCCTTGACGTTCGCGAGACTCAAGACTTCTGCACCTCGCCGTTTCGGCCGCCCTTCAGAAGCCTCGTGTGCGCCTCGATGACGTCGAGCTCAGCGGTCTTGCGGAGGTGGGGAGGCAATTCCGCGACGGCCGTAACGACGTTGATCGCCCGGGGCGCGGTCCCGCCTTCGTAGAGATTCAGGAGTTTCGCCAGTTTGTCCTGCGCTTCGAGCTGGTTGTACTCAGTTCGGATCTCGAAGGCGACCATCTCCCCCTTCTTGGTCCGCTTGTAGACCTCGGTGCGGCGGGAAGGGATGATCCCCAGGGCCTGCTTCGTCAGGAGGTCGAGGAGCTCTTCCTTCCCTGCGTGGGGGTCGGGCGTGGGGTTCAGGATGTCCTTCGCGACGAGGAGTCCTCTCCTCATCGCCTTCTTGTAGAGCTTCTCGCCCCCGAGGGAGGCTTGGATGGGGTCGAACTTCGGCTGA